AATGCTCCAAGATTTACTAAGAACCATGATTTACCAGAGCCAGGTCCTCCGAATATAAGACCAAGATCTCCTCTGCCAAGTCCACCCATAAGATGTTCTGTTACATGTGCCCATGGAGTTGGGATTGCTGCGCGATCATCTTCTCTGTATCTCTGCTCAATATCCTTAGCATACTCATGTCCTATGTTCTTGTCTGCTCCGGCTTTAAGAGCTCTGTCAATCATAGATCGTATGTCCTCAAATTGACCTTTGCCAAGAAGATCTACTGAATTTAGAAGAGCCTTTTTAAGTTGCTGATTCTTACAAAAACCTGAGAATTCCTGCTCGATGTAATCTCTGTCCTCATTTGCAGCTTTCAGCGATTCTTTTACTTGCTCTGCTACTGAAACTTTAAGCACTTCATTGTCAATCTTTTTTACTTCTACTTGTAAGAATTCTAAAGATGGAGTTGTGTGATACTTGTAGTAATACCTTAGGATTTCTTTTACTATCCATTGTGATGCTGGAGAGTCAAACATTTCAGGTTCTACCACGTCATTGATTGTCTGAAGAAACTCTTTGTGCTTGAGTAGACTTGATAAGACTTTTACTTGGAATCCGCTTCCGTACGCATTAAGCGTGTTTAATTGTGCCATAACTTTTTATGTTGATTTATTTGTATTCTGCTAAATATTTAAAATTAGTAAACAACCAAGACGGTAAATTTGTGATGCTTTGTCCAAGTTGATCTTCAGTATACATCTCTGTAAACTCTGTAGAACTATACTCTTTATTTGGATTTTCCATTACGTCATTTATTTCAACTTGTGCATCTTCTGGGATATTAGGTTCATCTAAGTCCATCAATTGCTTATTGACATGTAGTTGACTTCTAAAATCGTATATCTTCTTTAGTATTGGAGTTGCGCTGTCCTTACACTTATCTAAGACATGCTCTAGATTAATAGTATGTGATTCTCCTAATTCTGGAAAATGTTTTAGCAAAGTCTTGATGCCTAATCCTTTTACACCTGGAACATTATCGCCTTTATCTCCAAGAAGTACTTTCTGAGTCAAGAAGTTGTTTGCAGTAACCTCATACTCTTTTAGCACATCTTTTGGTCCATAAAACTTTTTCTTAGTTGGTGAGTATATACTAATACGATCTGATGCAAGCTGAAGGTAGTCTCGGTCTGAGGACATGATTGTTACTTCATCTCCAATGCGTTTTGCGATGTATCCTATGACATCGTCTGCCTCTATTTTATCAATGGATATAAGATCTATGGGCAGGCATTTTAAGTAATCCACGAGCCTCAGAAGCTGGTTCTTGATTGCCTCACTCTCCTCTTCTTGATTGTCAAACATATCCCAGTTAGTGATACGTTTTACTCCTCTGTTTGCTTTATATTCTGGATAGAGGTAGCGCTTATTTGTTGAGCTACCCCTACCGTCGAATACAACTATGACACGAGTTGGTCTTACCAATCTCATCCCGTACGCCATTGACTTGAGAAAACCAGTTAGAGCTCCTATATGCTGTCCTGAGGGATTTACGTGTTGGATCATTGCAAAGGACCTCAAAAAGTTGTTGAGCCCGTCTACTAAAAAGACCTTGGAGTTTATGCCTAGCTCTTCCTTCTCGTTCTTTAGCGAATCGAGGATGTCTTGATAACTTTTATTCATTTTTTTGATTTTAGTCTTCTGTGTCGTAAATATCTGGAGTATCTTCTGGTTCTTCTACAAGATCGAAGTCTGTTCCTCCTAGTGTCTTGAGCCATTCATGAGCGTGCTGTTTCTTATAGGCATCGAGTTCTTTTTTATCGTCATTGATAAACCCGTGCACTGTCATGATTGCTTTACCTACCGCTGTTACACCTGTGATGTGATTCTTATCGCAACTTAGTCTTGTCCTCTTTGCAAACTCTACTAGCTTACCACCTTTACTTGCATTGATTTTGTTTGTGCCAGCATTTGTGATATTACCGAAAGTGATTACCAGAGACGCATCAAACCACATCGTGTTACCGCCTTTGTTTTGAAGTTTAGGTTGACCCATACGAACTTCAGGTTTTGCCACCCAGACTTTATTGATTGCCACCAAAGTATTTGTATATGGTTGACTTTCTTTTCTGGACATGATAATTCTCTGGTTGATGAAGTTACCAAATTGCTGACTCATTGCACCGGCATTCCACTCATTATTATTTGAGTTTGATTCAATGCTAAGTCTACATGGTATTGATCCTACAGAGTCCCAGAAGAAGGCAATATCGTGTGGTAAATTTCCTTTCTTTTGCTCATCTAAGATATCAGCCATGAATCCTGCTACATCCTCTACGCAGTTCATTTTCTCACGATCCACGTAGATAAAGAAGCCATCATAGTCAACCACTTCTCCAGTAGTCTCATCTACTACTTCATTGAATTGTAGTCCCATTGATTTAGCATGTTCCCACGACCATTTCATTTCGGTGATTATGAATACAGGGAGAATACCCATACTCTGTGCACTCACTGCCGCCTCAAGAAGTGCCGTAGTCTTTCCAGTATCAGAGTGACCTCGCAGCAGGGTAATATGTCCCATTGCTACACCAGGAATTTGCAGTGTATCTTGGAAAGATTTAGATAGTGGAATCCACCGTGTTTCTTTAAACTTTACCGATGTGCTTGATAGATTTTTGGACTTTTTAAATTTGTCCAGGCTGAATTCGCCTTTTATAGCTTTAGAAAGGGCTCCGTTGAGCCCTTCTTTCTTTTCCGCTTTTGCCATGTAACCTGTTTAGATTTTGATTAGATATCAAATAATTCATCGATAGCTTTGTCAGTATCGGTCTTCTTTGTACTCAGTGAGAAAGATTTTGTCTCTTTACTCTTTGGAGTTGATGTTGGTGCAGGTTTTTCCCAGGGCAGGTCACCAATTGTTTCTGCTTGTTCTTCAGCTACTGGTGCAGGTTTTTCTGCTACTTCTTCTTCTGGGTTGAGATGTGACTGAAGCGCTGCTTTCATGTCCTCGTAAGAATAGTGCTTATATGCATCTACTGGATTTGGCTGTTCTGTCAACCACTTCTTTACCAGTTTATCATCTTCAGAAAGTGGAGTGATCTTTGTCCTTACCCTAACTTTAGATTGGTTGAAGTTTGTACCGTTCTGCTCAGGTGATGTAGTCTCAATTGTGATATCACGACCAGAAATTGGATCTGTGTAATCACCTACGTCTTCATCTTCCATGATCGCAAGAAGCTCCATGAATACTTGCTTACCGAATTCCCAAAGCATTACACCTTTGTCTTCTTCTCCACGTACGATAATTGGTACTACTGTCCTCATCTTTGGTTCCAGCTTCCTTGCTAACTGCCAATCTTCTTTGTTTGAAGACTTGCGGAGCTTTTGTGTGAACTCTGCGATAGGATCCTTTTCATCGTAACATGCCGGAGACATCATCGTCTTGTTATTAATTCCGTAGTAGATGTACATCTCTTTAAACGGATTTGTCTTGTCAAAAACAGAAGGGAGTATTCTCACCGAGTGTTTACCTACTGCTGCTCTCCAAAGCGTCTTAGGTTGATCTCCACCTTTTGCACCTTTGGGATTTTGTAACGCAGCTAATCTTGCCTTTAAGGCGTTTACGTCAATTGCCATATGAAAAACTAATTGTTTATTGATTAATATTACATGAAAATTTTGATCTAGAAAAATAGATCTACGAAGTCGTAATGATTTTATGTACGATCGTGTTTAGTTTACGGAACTCATTACCTTGTGTGAGAAGCATTGAATTTCTGTACTCAGCCCAGTTGATAGGAAATCTATTGTCCATGACACCATTATTTAGGTTCATGATCAAAGTATTAAGGGCGTTTATTGTGTAGAGTGTATTTGTTTCTTTCTTTCTGTGAAGTAGTATTGTATTACCTAAGATTGTTGTCTCTTGTCCTTCTACTTCTATATTGTATGTGCACATGTACTCCTCAGATTCTGGAGACGCAAGCACAAATATCTTGCTGTACAAAATCTTATACTGACTGTTTATCTCAGCCAATCTTTGATCTAATTTATCTTTTGGAGTAAAGCTACAAAATAGCCTGTTCATTAATGATTCTTGCGTTAACGTGATTGTTGTCATAACCTTCTTATGTTTATAAATATCGGGTTTTAATTGAAAAAATAGTCTTTTGCGTGTTTATGTTTTACTTTGAATTCACCTTCTTGTAAAATATCTTTAACTTTGATGAGGAATTCTTTACCGTCTTGTATACTATAATCAAAAAGAAAAGCGTCATATGTTATAAGTATAAGTTTGCTATGAGCCTCTCCAATAACTTCTTGTAATCTTTCTATCTTACTTGTATTATTCTTTGTCTCCAGATTTTGCACCCAGTAATTAAATAACTTGAGTTTATTCATCTCAGAGTTTCTTCTTAGTAGTGTGCCTGTTGGGAGTATAAGCGATCCGTCTTTTTTATATCTTCTCCAAATATCATCGATAAAATCTCCAAGCTTTGAGAAAAATGGGTGGTCTGCGTATTTTTGATCTATTCCACCGTATAACTGCTTGAATGTGATCTCTTTAGATTTAATATACTCCTCTTCGCTGAGTTCTTGTTTTAAAGTATACTCTGCCTAACTGCGTATGGATCGACTCTTCTTTATCTGGGAATTCATACTTGACTTGCTGTGCTATTAGTCTAAGGTGATATGCATCAAAGTCAAATTCTACTAAGTAATCGTTTCGTGGAATAAAACACTCTCGGAATTCTTTTGTCTTTGGAACTGCCACAAAGTTGACTCCACTGTATGAATTTGTTGGTCTGCCTGTAGTATTGTACATATTATAGTAAGAGTAGACTAAACCTGATTTTATAAAATTCTTACCATTCTCAATACCATATGCCTCAGTGAATTTAGTTTGATCTATTGCAATGCCTTGTCTTTCAACCCAGTTATACGCATCAGAGGCTCTATTTAATATTGAGTAATCTCCTTGTAAGTCAAATAGTGATTGAACTTTATTATATAGACACTGACATCTTTCATAGTGCTTGGTTATAGGGATTATCTCATTTACTACCGATAGAGCCTCAAGTCTTATTCCAAAATCTCTGTGAAGTAAAGTATCACACTCAAGTTTTGAACCTTCTACTCCTTGATCTAATCGTATAAAATTTAAATCTATAGAATTGTCAAGCTGTAGAAAATATGAGTGGAATTTCCTATCGAGTAAATAGACTGTTTTATGCTGATTTATGAAAGATTGAATCTGAGCTACTTCTAGGCTAAATCCTTCGCTATGATTTACAGGGAATATAAATCCTTTGGCGCCATCATTATAGTAGACCAGTGAGCATCTGGATAGCTCTGGATGATACCTATCCGATGATGGTATCACTTGAATGAAGCATGAATCACTTGGAGACAGCCTACTTAGCTGATCAGACGTTTCAACGATAAAGTACATTTCATAACTCCTTTTTAAAGAATGTACGTTATCTTTTGATACTTTTGTACTTAAAGTTCTAAGCAATAAAAAAGGAACCCTTTCGAGTTCCTTTAAAGTTTACTATATATTCTATAATGGTTCTAGTCCTTGAGCGTAACGTTGTAAATTATTAATTTTGCTCAGAGGTGTTCTATCTGGTATAGGCATATTTTTCAAAAATTCTCCTAATTTATGTATATCATCATAATCTACTGCAACACTATGAGAACCCTTATCATGTTGTTGATATATGTGTATTAAATTACGAGCTTTATCTATAACTACACCACTATCTTTATATTTCCCAAATGTAAATAGTGATTTTTGTTCTTTTAAATTTGAATTTTTATCTAATTCATTCTCATTTAAAAGTCCTGCTATCTTTTGAAAGTGTTCTACTTCATCTAGTTTAATTTTCATCTTTTTTAATTTTTAAAGATTGTATTTGTCTCAAGTGGTTATTTATAGTTATTTACTACATTTACAAAATCATTCCACCATTCTAATAAATTTTCCCACTCATATTCATATGCAGAAGGTCCATAGTTCATAACATCACTAAATTTATCTAAACTTTTATTTTTTGGTCCATAATTTTCTAATCTGTAATCATCACTACCGAGTTCTTCTAATTCATCAAAATATTTACCAAAATTTTCCTCTCCGCCTTTTATTATTTTCTCTATAGTTTTTATAGATTGTAAATAATGCGGTACTGATTCTTCATCAAATTTTTCTTGTTCAACAGCTAATTTTATTATAGCTTTTAATTTGTTAAAATCGAGTGGAGACGTTTGAGTGGTTGCCTCTCCAAGACCTAATTCATTCTCATTTAAAAGTCCTGCTATCTTTTGAAAGTGTTTTACTTCGCTTAGTTTAATTTTCATCTTTTTAATTTTATAATAAATATACTCATTTTTTTTGAATCTTTATTCTATCTTCTAAGTAGTTGGCTTTGCCCATTTAGAGTAATCTCCGCCGATAAAGTCTGTGATCCCAAGGAAAGTCTTGTTTAAATTCTCAGTCAAT